ATTGTTACAATTCCTGTGTCTGTTGCCATATTTTCTCCTTCCCTGAATGTTGTTTACTTACCCTGAATGTTGTTTACTTACGCTTTATCGTCAGCCAAATTTTGTCGGTAATGGTTTCGCCGGTGCCGTTAGCGAGCTGTTGATATGCTCGGACATAGCGGAACACTTCACCATTCAACTCGTTGCGGAATGGGACGACATAACGGTCGCCAGCTGCGCCTTGGTCACCTGTAGTAGCTGTTGCATTGGTCAGTAACTCTCCTGCTCCCAGCTCAAGGGCCGCTAAATTGCGGACGAGTCCCGCCGTGGCAAACGTGGCGGATTGTGCGCCCTGCAAGAATATCTCATACAGTTCATCGGCAGCGCTTATATCAATCGCATCAATATCAACGATCATATAGCCCTCAACCAGACCGTCGCCGAGGTCGATAATTTTGGCAACATCGAGAACCTTGCCTACTTGAGATGCAACAATAGCGGAAACATCCCCCGCACTATCCAGCGAATCCTCAAGCAGCAAATCCGCATCGTAAAGAAAATCTTCTTTTAAATATGTGGTCATTTTTTATTCTCCTTTCAAATTTCTGTTTGTTAATTACGCAGTAACTGCATCGGCCGTGCTGATATTCCAAATCCTGGTGGCCGCCCTCGGATGATACAGAGCCATACCTACAAGCCACTCAACCAGTGTCCGATAAATGACGCCGGAATCAGTCAAACCGAGGTCTTTCGATTCTATTGTGCCATTCTGGATTCCCTCAACCATGCCGTCGCTGAATGAAACTACGTAAAGGCTGGTTGCGTCTGCGCCGCCATCCCCAGCGGTTTCCGTCAGGGGGATGATATCGGTGTTAGTGTTATCCTTTCCTGCATCCAGGATCGGCAAATCAGCATACCGAGGAACTTGACGTCCCCAGTTATCCTGGGTATAGGTTACATATCCGCCGATTGTTGAGGTTCTTGACGCCTGGGTAAGTAATCTGCGGAGCTTCTTATTCATGATCAGGCAGGTCGGGTTTTCGGTTTGGTCAATGGCCTCGTCCAGTTTCGCCAGCTTCAGAGCGCCCGCAGTATCTGTGATGTTGGTCGTAGCACAGATTTTTTGGTCATTGGCCAATCGTCTTTGTAATCCGTCAAACTCTTTCGGATCGCTGGTCGAATCGCCCTTGATGACCATCTTTGCGATCTTCAACGATAGGGCCTTGATCTTCATGGCCTCATGTTTCGCCCGGACGCCTTCCCCAAACATTTTGATAAGGGCGCTATCCACGTCCAGCGTTCCACCGGCAATTTTCAGGGGATCGTGCATCGGATTTATGACGCCCGCACTTGCCGTGTACTCTTCATTAATCCCCCTGAAAGCCACACCTGGAAGAGCTGCTTCCTGGTCATAATCAACCCCTGATCCCTGGATTGTCTCAAACGTCATCGCATTAAGGATTGGACTTTCCTTTGCAAACAATTCGATGATCGTCCCGCGCTTGGTATTAAGCCCCGCGCCCTTTGCATACTCCAATAATGTCATTCCCATTGTTATTATTCTCCTTTTATTTTTAAATATTTTTTAATAAAAAAAGGCCAATACCCATAGAGTGTTGACCCCTTAGGTCTTGGCCTTGCCATTTCATGCTGATTCCCCTTAGGATTCAGCCAATTTTCTCAAAGAACTATTATTCCTTTATTCCCGCCGCATTAATCGCCGCAAGACGGGCGTTCGGATTGGTGATCTTTGCAATGTCATCTGCTTTGACGCTCTTGCCATCGCCCCCCATTGCCCCACCTCCCGTGTTCTGCTGCGCGGCCACGAAATACTTGCCCTCGTCGCTCTTTGCCCACTCTCCGACATAATCAGCAAGGGGCTTTTCGCCTACTTTGGCAATCCGGTTCTCGCCTTCAGCGACCAACTGGACTTGCCCGGACAACATGGCTTTCGCGGCGCGCAAATGGACGGGGTTTGTTACGCCTGATTTCGTTAAGGCATCCGTCAGACCGTTATCAACCAGAAGCCGGTGAGTCAACTGCGACTCGCTCTCATAGGCTTTTTTGACTTTCTCAGACTCTGATGTCGCCGCCTTAAATGCCTTTGTCGCCTCTGCAAGTTTTGCCTGCGTGCCTTCAAGCTCCGATTGCAATGCCGCATGGTCGGCTGGATCCACTTGTGAATCTTTCTGCGCCCTCTTCAGTTTCGCCATCAGTTCAACGTTTTTGGCCTTAAGTCCTTCTTCCGCCTCTGCGACAGCAGTCTCAACCGCCGCCTTTATTGCCGCTTTTACTTCCGGATCATTCAAATCTACTGCCATTATCTACCTCCGTTGGGGCCTTACCCCTGGGGCCTTACCCCGTTGCGGATGACCTTGCCATCCTTTGTTGTGAATTGTGAACGCTAAAAAACAGTTTGTCAAGATAAATTTTTAGCGCCCCTACAGTTTTTTCAATTCTTTGAGCGATAGTTCTCGCCCAGTGCCGTCCAAAAGTTGTGAAAGCGAAAGCTTGCCATCCCTCCAAAGTTGCGCCCTGCCCTTGCCCAGCATTTCGTCCTGGTATTCTTTGTTGTGCATCTTCAAGAATTTGTCAAACGTGGTCTTGCGGTCAATCGGCCCCAGGTCGGACGCCCGCTCTCCGGTGTCCGGCAGTTCAGGCAGTTTTATGCCGAGTTCTTTAAAACTTTTTGTTTTAACCGTAGGTGTGCATCGGTCGTTAAAGTGCAACTTCCCAGGGCCTGCGCCCCACGGGATTGAATGGCCTATCGGCGCGAAAGTCATCAAGTCATATTCTTTTGAATCCCTTATCCCACATGCAGGACAACACTTTCCGTCTAAAGTTGCCAGCCAAACGAGCGACTTGATAACATCCGCATTTGCTTGATATGTTGCAATACGCGAATCAGTAGATACAGACATGACAGAGGTATGCACAAGCGCAAACGAGTTCTTCTGTGAAACTTCAAAAATACCGGGTATGCCGAGCTTTTTAGAGCCTGCAATCCGCCGAACGATCTGCTGCATTGTCTCGCCCTGCGCAACCCCCTGACGTACCTGAGCAGAGAATTTGAAGGCCATGTCGTCGCTTTGCTTTGCCCACCATTCGGCGGATGGCGCGCCTTCGATTAGCGAATTGCTTACCAGCGACTTCATAACAGCGGCGGTCGGTAGGGACGCCTCCAGTCCTACGGCGACAAGTGGCTTGATCGTGGCTGCGGCTTCAACCTCTGCCAAACCGTCAAGGTCGAGCTTGGTTTGAATTTCGTTGTACCCCTGCTTGATGATGGCATTGCATTCTACAAGCAATTTATTGAGTCGCCCCCGCGAGAACTCAGTCACATCCCCAGCCCGGAGCTTCGCCACCAACTCCTTCCGCATGTCCACTAGGACGGCTAGGACTTTCTTCTTCTCGCCGGCAGAAAAACGCTGCAAATACAACGAATGAACAAGTGCTTTGTCCGCCACGTAATTGTCATGGTTTTGCGCCATTTAAAGCCTCTTAAGTTCGATGGCGGAGAATGCCGTTTTCATTCTTTCTAAGCAAACTGCCACGTACTGAGGTGAAATTTCTATCCCCCTGCATTTACGGTTCAGATTTTGACAGGCAACCATTGTTGTGCCTGAACCGATATATGGATCGATAATTATGCCTTCTGTTTTTTTAATGCACCATTGCAATAATCCGACCGGCTTTTGAGTTGGATGGACACGCTTATCATGTTCTCCTTCACGTATCATCCCGTTCCATAACTGGCGATATATGCGAGCCGGACAGCCAATATTTGACCATGCCAACTCACAGTCCGCGAAGGTGTTTTCTATACCAGAGTCACCGCGCTTATCCCAGATCAGCCATGAACCAACAGCGGACAGTTGATCAGCAAAATAATTTCCGCCCCAAATAATCTGCTTTCCAGATAAGTCCAAAAGGTGCCGAATGTCTGGGGTTTTATCGTCTCCTTCCACCGGAGCATATTTCCCTTTTTTCGCGATACCAAAATCAGCTCCAACCATCCCGCTTTTAACAACAGCGACACCATAAGGTGGATCAGTCACAACCGCTCCCGCCCTCTCCGCACCCATCACCCTTTCCACATCCTCGGACTTTGTAGCATCACCGCACAACAATCGATGTTCGCCTATCTGCCACAAGTCTCCCAGTTTTGCCTGCCAGACCTTATTTAATTCTTCCGCCTTGTCAATCTGAGGTTCAGCATCGCCAACGGTCTCTTCCTCCTTCAGCCAATCCTCCGGCAAGTCCACCCCCCAGTCAACGAGCGGCAGGTCAGACCACGATGATAATAAGTCCATGTCCCATTTGCCCCAAGTCGTTCCATTGTCTTTCAAAAGAATTTCGCGTTCTTGTATTTCCGACAATCCCGACATAACAATTACAGGCACTTCTTTATATTTCAGTTCCTTCGCCGCCAGA